ATTCAAAGACAATCGGTGATCTTGATCGCACGGTTCCATTTGAAAAAATCTATAAGGATTCTTGGTTAAATGTATCAACGACATTGAAATCTATTACAACAGAGATCGCAGAGATCAGAGATAAAGTTGACAGCGATCTGAAAGTAATCAATGCAGATACAAGTCCTTATGTTTTTGAAATGAAAGAAGAATATCTGAAAGCTTTTGATCTGAACGCTGCAATGATGAAGAAACAGAAGTTAGAGGAGACCGCCAAGAAGAAAGCCTTATTTGAGGAAGAGCAGAAGCAGAAGGAAGAGCAGAGACAGCAACAGTTAAAAGAAGAAGCGCAGAAAGTGATATCTGCTGGCGAAAGTAAAGAAGAACCAGAGATGCCAAAAGAACCGGCAGAAGTTCCTAAACCTAAACGTACGGGAGAAAGAACATTAGCGATTACATTTCGTTGTGTTGTAAAAGAGCACAACTTTGATGAAGCAAATGCTAAGATCAGTATTCTTAAGAAAACATGTGAAGAATTTGAAATCATAAGTCAGGAGGAATTATAAGATGGCAGTTGGAAACAGTTTAGCAAACAGACAGCAGAAAACAGGATTAACGGCATATCTTACAAATGATGCTGTAAAAAATCAGATCAACAATGTAGTTGGTGGTAAAAATGGAGATCGTTTCATTGCCTCTATCGTATCTGCAGTACAGGTTAATTCAGATTTACAGGAATGTACAAACCCATCAATTTTGAGTGCTGCATTGCTTGGAGAGTCATTAAAACTCTCTCCATCCCCACAGCTTGGACAGTATTACATGGTTCCGTTCAGAAACAACAAAAAAGGATGTAAGGAAGCACAATTTCAACTTGGTTATAAAGGATACATTCAGTTAGCAATCCGCTCAGGGCAGTACAAGAAATTAAATGTCCTGGCGATTAAAGAAGGAGAACTGGTTCGATTTGATCCACTGAATGAAGAGATCGAAGTAAATCTGATCGATGATGAGGAAGTAAGGGAAGAAGCAAAAACAATCGGATACTATGCAATGTTTGAATATACAAATGGTTTCCGAAAAGCTATGTATTGGTCCAAAAAGAAAATGGAAGCACATGCATTAAAGTATTCCAAAGGGTATGCAGCAAAGAAAGGATATACATTCTGGGAGAAAGATTTTGACGGAATGGCTTATAAGACAATGCTTCGCCAGTTGATCAGTAAATGGGGAATCATGAGCATTGATATGCAGAATGCAATGGAATCTGATATGGCGGTGATCCATGAAGATGGAACAAAAGATTATGCAGATACAGTTTCAGAAGAAAATATTGTATTAGATCAGGATCTGCAGGAAGCAGTAGAGGAAACACCAGAACCAGAAAAACAGGAACCGCAGGAAGAAACAGCAAAAGAAGAACCACAGCAATTCTTTAAATAAAAGAAAGGTAAAAGAAAGGAGCAACACGATGAAACATTTTAATTTGGAAGAGTTCGCAGGAGGGAAACTTTCAGTACAGCTTAATAAGGCATTAGAGAAGATCACTGAAAATGTTCAGGACCCGAACACTGATGCACAAAAGGTCAGAAAGATCAATGTATCAATCAGCTTCCGGCCAAACGATGAAAGAAACTTTGTAGCTACAACAGTGGAAACGAAGTTAAGTCTTGCACCAGAACTTGGAGCTACAACAGCACTGAGTATGGGCAGAGATCTTCGCACTGGAGAGGTTGAAGCGGTTGAAATCTTTAACCAGATTCCTGGTCAGATGAATGTTGATGATGTGATCGACCAGGAAGAAGATGAAACACCGAAAGCTTTTGATCCGGATACTGGAGAGATCTACGAACCAAGCAACAAAGTGATTGATTTAAGAAAAGCAAAACAGGCATAGGAGGATACATAACAATGGATAATACATTTTTAAGAGAAGCAATCGAAAAGATCGAAGAACTGACAGACAGTGCAAGAGAGCCACACGTTGTAGAAATCGCAGGAAAGACTTATTGCGATAAATCTATGTCACGATATGACAGAGAAGAGTTTGCAGAACCATTGACAGCTACAAGTCTTAATTCACTGATCGATTATATCAGTGGAAAGAGTGAAGAGTTAAGAGAATCTATGATCATTCACGTAGAATCTCCAACAAGAGTAAGATTACTATCTGGTCTTACACAGGAAAGAAATCGAGAAGAATTATTCCGCGTAGGTACAAATCCAAATGGTTTTGATTTCGATCATTACTATGATCAGGAAGCGTTTGTAATCAACATGCAGACTGCCTTTAAACAGAGTGATGAAACAGAACTGATTCTTTCAGTTGCTGGAAATGTAGAAAATAAAACAGTGGCCAACTATGGAGATGATGGAGTCAGCCAGAAAGCTACGATCACAAAAGGCATTGCAGGAAAAGAAGATGTGATCGTACCGAATCCGGTAACACTTCGTCCATATCGTACATTTTTGGAAGTAGAACAGCCAGAAAGCAAATTCATCTTCCGAATCAGTGAAGGTTCTAACGGAGAACCATTATTCAAACTTGTTGAAGCTGATGGTGGTCTCTGGAAGTATGAAGCAGTAGATGCTATCAAGAAATATTTAACAGAGAATTTACCGGAAGAACTGTTAAAAGTGATCACGATCATCGGGTAGCAGTTATGGAGACAGTTAGATTTACAGTCCCTGGTGCACCGAAAGGAAAAGCCAGGGCAAGAACTGTCCGTAGTAAAAAAGGTGGAACATTCTCATATACGCCAGAAGGTACTATGTTATACGAGAATTTGATCAAGTGCTGTTACAGGCAGGAATCAAACAACATCATTTTTAATGACGGACAGCCTTTAAAAGTAACGATCATAGCTTATTATCCGATCGTTAAGAGTACAAGCAAGAAAAAGAAACAACAGATGTTGGAAGACCTTATGTTTCCAACGAAGAAACCAGACATTGATAACATTGCAAAAAGCATTCTGGATGCATTGAATAAATTAGCATACAGAGATGATACGCAGGTGGTAACGCTGCATATGGAAAAGCATTATGCAGAGGACCCACGAGTTGAAGTAGAGATAGAAGAAATCAAAAATGGATGATTTGAATTTTCCAAAATGGAATCCTAGATGGCAAACAATCAGAAATATCAATTCAGATAATCTGAAAATCCGATATAAAGCATTGAGAAACGCATCTTCTAATTTTATCGCTAGGAAAGATGTAAAAGAGTATATCAAAGCAAAGTATCAGAATAAATGCTGTATATGTGGCAGCAGAGAGCATTTACAAATAGATCATGTTGTATCTGTTCTTCAGTTTGCACAAAAGAGACTTCCATACAAAGATTTAAACAAAGAAGATAATTTAGCATTGTTATGTAGAAGCTGCAATGCAGCGAAAGAACCATAAACGGAAGGTGGTGTTCTTAAAGTGGGCCGTAAACCCAAAACAGGACTAGATTACTTTCCTAAAGATGTCGATTATTACGATGATTTTAACATCATGGATCTGATGAACGAATATGGTCCATTAGGACAGACCATCTATGATGTTGTTCTATGCATGATTTATCATGAAGGATATTACCTGGAAGTGCCTAAAATGGAGCAGTTAGCGGTAAAAATAATCAAAACCATTGGTAACCGCTGGGTAAAGAAAAAGGACTTTGTGTTACAAGTAATTCATTATTGTGCGGAGATAGGTCTTTTCGATCAAGACCTCCTGAATCAAAATGTTATTACCTCTGTTGGAGTTCAGCGACGCTATAAAGAAGTGACTGTTAGGAACAAAGTCGATAGAAGTAAATATTGGTTGATTGATGAAAACGGTCAACCTTTATTAAATGCACCACAAAATAGCATTTCTGTAACAGAAACAAGCATTTCTGCAACAGAAAAAGATATTTCTGCAACAGAAAAACGACAAAAGGAAAGTAAAGTAAATAAAAATATATATTATAGCAATCCAGATCTGAACAGAGAGTTCTGTCTTTATCTTGATATGAGGAATCATACTGGACCAACATTATCTGCAGAACAGATCAATGCCTTGAAAGAAGAACTTGATTCTCTGGCTGAGAACGATTCTGATAAGTTGGGCATTGTAAGAAAAGCATTTGGTGGAGGATATAAGAGTTTCTTCCCTACATCAAAGAAACGGAAGAAATCAACACCGAAACCAAAGAAAGAAGAAACTATACACAATTTTACACAACGAGAAGTGAAAGATTGTGAGTTTGAGAATCTGGAGAAGAAGCTATTAAAGAAACAATTAGGAGGTGACATAACGTATGGATAATTTAATTCCTGTTAACTACGATACAGAAGAACCAACAGTATCAGCAAGGGATTTACACGAAGCACTTGAGATTAATAAAAGATTCTCAGCTTGGTTTGAATCAAATTCACAAGGATTCGTAGAAAACGAAGATTTTACAAGCGTACTTACAGGTACGGTTGTAAACAATGGAGCACAACGCGAACTACAGGATTATAAAATGTCTGTAGATATGGCAAAACATATTTGTTTAATGTCCAGAACTGAAAAGGGAAAACAGATTAGACAGTACTTCCTTGACTTAGAAAAAGCCTGGAATACACCAGAACAGATCTTTGCGAGAGCATTAAAGATGGCTGATAGAACAATAGACAAATTAAAGACAGAGAAAGCTGCATTGATTGAAGACAATGAACGTATGAAGCCTAAAGAAATCTTTGCTGATGCAGTAACAGCGAGTAAAGATT